TGGCGATATGCCGACAGTCGGTGGACGCTTTAGCCTTAACCGCTTTGGCTTCCGCTTGATTGAAGACAATAGCCTTGCCGCTGGTACGGCTTATTTCTTCCATCCTGACTTCATGCTGTTGGCACTCCAGACCCAGCCAACACTTAAGATCAGCGACATGCACGCACAGGGCTACTTCCGCTACAAGATCTCTGCGGATTGTGTGTTCGGTGCAGTTCAACACAACGACGAAATGGTCATTAAGGTCACGACTGCCTAATTAGTCGTATATGAGTAGGGTCGGGGGTTAAAATCCCCGGCCCTTCTTTGTTTAGGAGTAACAAAAATGCTTAATGCCCTTGCAAACACACTAGAAGTAATCTCAGACTACAACGCAGAAAAGCTGCGAGACAAATTAAAGGGGCTGACCCGCGAAACTGAAGTAGTAGCAATCTACTCAATGGGTCAACGGCATTACGCTTGGATCAGAACGCTTTCGACTATAAAACGAGTTAAAAGGACAAAAGGGAGTCTAGCAAGTGACTCTATCGACGAATAAAAACGATCTTGAGCTAAACAAGTTTCGAGGTACTGACAACTCAGACGTAAAAGTTGCTGTACAAGTCGAGTCTATTTCGTCTGGCACAAATTTAATTCCACCGCCTTCTGCATCCACAACCACACAAACAGTAGTTTCAAACGTAAACGTACAATTACTTGCACAGAATACAGCACGTAAAGGCGCTATAGTGTACAACGACACCGGGCGTACAGTGTTTATAAAGCTCGGTAGTACGGCTTCTACAACCGATTACACTGTTAGACTTATAAACAATTCAGCCTATGAGCTTTCATTTCCTGTGTACACGGGAGTCATTTCGGCTATTTCAGACTTTGGCGGGGCTACATCCGTGAAAGTGACGGAATTAACATGACGCCAATCTACAAGGATATTGAAATTCTTGATGAGGCCGGTTCTCTTGGTTCGCTTGAAAAGTTAAAGTTTTCTGGATCTGGTCAAAATACAACGGTGGGTGTCGACGGGACTGTGACGGTTGCAATTTCTGGGATTAGTGGTGGTTTGCCGTTGAAATATATTACAAGCCCTACGACAATACCTAATGTCAATCAAATGGCGCTATTTAATTCGATCTTTTTAGACGCAGCATTGACAATTGAGGGGGAGCTAGTGGTTTATGTCTGAAAATGGAATTATCAATATAAAAGATAGTGACTCTACAATCTCGCAGCCACCTACTGGGTACACTAAACTCGCCACAAAATCAGACGGCGTGTACTACAGGACTTCCACTGGCGCAGAACAGAAGTTTCTAGACTCCGCTGGACTTGCACTTAAAGAAGACGTGATTACCCCGGGTTCTACTGGTCAGTATTGGCGTGGGGATAAGACGTGGCAAACTCTAGACAAGATCGCTGTTGGTTTAAATAACGTGCCAAACGTAGACGCTACAAACCCAGCAAATATTACGCAAGATTCTACTCACAGGTTTGTAACAGATACAGAAAAGGGAACGTGGAACGGTAAGCAAGACGCGCTTGGGTTCACTCCTGAGAATACGGCTAACAAAGGTGTGGCAAACGGGTACGCACCACTTGATGCCTCTTCATATATCCCGATTGCAAACACAAATCCAAACGGTTGGCAGCCTTGGGGTATTGGGTTTGAAACTACACCAACGGTCACATCAAACGGTAACGGTACGGCGGCCATCACAGCAGCAGACGTTTCGTTTTACACCGATCTAACGAAGAGAGAAGTTACCACTCTCGCAGTTGGGCCTACTGCCTCAGTGGCTCTTACTGATCTTGTGACAAACTACGTAGTGGCTGACAGGGACACGCTGACATATGTATCTCTTTCTGCATTTACTGACGTTGACTATGACCGCTATGTGCCACTGTGCGAGATTTATCGCTCTGGAAACAACCTTCATACGCAGATGATTCAGCTTGATGGGCGCAGGATGCCTGAAAATGAGCACAAGAGAACGATTCACACGGATAGATACGCTCGTGAGTCGGGACTTGATGGAATGGCAGTAGATTCAAGCTTAAAGCTCACGTCAAACGTTGGCGTGGTTTACGCTGCATTAAACGAATACTCGATTCCTGCGATCTCGCCAGCTTCACGTGGGTTTCATAGCTATCATGTTAGTGGTGTTTGGACTACATCAAGCGCTCTAGATAAAGCGCTAAATAACACTCAGTACGATAACGGAACCGATCTTGTTACTCTCACAGACACTTATTGGACGATTAACTGGATTTTTCGTGGAATCGAGCTGCAAGATCACTGGTACTATGTTCTTGGTAATGCTGAGTACGCTACCCTCGATCTTGCAAAAGCGGCAAACTTTGTTGCTACACTGCCAGAAATTATTACCTCGCACGCGCTGCTTATCGGTCGCGTGATCATTCAAAAAGGTACAACGTCAAACTTCACCATTGAATCGGCATTTGACACTGTGTTTAGCGGTGCCTCACCTGTGACGGTTCACAACTCTCTTTCAGGAATACAAGGCGGAAGCGTTACAGAGCGCTATCATCTCACGTCAGCTCAGCACGCCGTAGCAACACAAGCCGCAACAGCTTCACTTGATGGATATCTTGATAAAGACGATTTCGCTACCTTTGCAGCTAAGGTAAACCGATCCGGCGACACCATGACAGGCGAATTAGTCATGGATAACGCTGGTATACAGCTAGACAACAATCTGGCCAATCCCGCACACTCAGAAGGCAGGATGTTCTACGATAGAGTGGAACACGCTATTTCGTATTATAACGACGTTACTGGAGTGACTGTAAACGTTGGTCAAGAAACCGTAGCAAGAGTCCTAAATCAAACAGGCTCACAAATTAACAACGGTCAAGTCGTGTACATAAGCAGTGCAAGCGGCGGACGCCCTCGCGTGTCTCTTGCCAAGGCAGACGCGCACGCCACTTCACGATTTGTGTATGTGGCCACTCAGAACATAGCCAATGGCGATATTGGGTACGTCACGTCTGAAGGTATCGTCCACGATCTAAACACTAACGCCTATAACGTTGGTGACATCCTTTACTTGTCTGCTGCTACAGCGGGTGAGCTTACTAACGTTGAGCCAACGGGCACAAATCTTATAGTCCCGGTTGGAGTTGTTGTAGATAAAGATCCGTCAGTAGGTACGATCTTCGTTAGGCCAGATGGCCCACATCACGCATTAGTGCCAGTGCTTGAGGGTGGTACAGGTGCTTCCACAGCAGCAGACGCACGCACCAATCTCAGCGCTGAGTACACAGGAAACAAGGGTGCTGCAAGCGGATATTGCGGACTTGACGCTGGAAGTAAAATTGCAATCGGGAACATCCCAACAGGTACAACCAATACAACGGTGTGCATTGGCAACGACTCTCGCTTGAGTGACGCAAGAACGCCAACAGCGCACGCGACAACACACGTTACAGGCGGTAGCGACGTTATAGCAAACGCCGTAGCCAGCGGTAACGCGGGGCTAATGAGCGGGGCAGATAAGGCAAAGCTGGATTCACTAGGTGGGTTTAGCGAAACAAAGATCGTTACCACTCTACAGTCTTCAACTTCTGTAACGTATGCAAACGTTACTGAACTTGTTTCAAGTTCTCTGTCCACCGGTAAGTACCGATTTGATTTTGTAGGTTTGTCACAGTCAACTGCTGTTGGAACAGGACGTGGATTAAGAATCGCAGCAGGATCAGCAACCATCGGCATCTGTTTTGCCAGATGGTTACTAGGTCTTGCAGCTAACGGTTCTGCGGCCACATTCCAGTATGAGCAGCTAACCGCAACCACAAACGTAGTTGGGTCGGCCACACTTGCAGCCAACACCGATACAGTAGATCAGGCAATGGGGTATTTTGAAGTTACCGTTGCTGGCACAGTAGCCATTCAGTTGAGAAGTGAGACAGCAGGAACGGGTGTGAGCATTCGCCCCGGATCTTTCGTAACCATTACCAAAATAGGATAACAGGATGGACGCACAGGTAGCGCATAATAGATTCGTATTCGAGACGTATAAAAAGAACAGAGCAGCAGACTGCGAAAAGCGCATTCAAGAGTTAGCTATTGCAGCTGTTGGGTATCACTCAAATCCAGACATCCATATTTATCAAGCGCTTCAAGCGTTGACTTATGTGGTGCGTCCTGAACTTCCAAACATCTATGCTATAACAGATGACGCGGTAGCTGTCCTTAACAAGTACGCTACTCTGCTCATTCAGATTCAAGGCGAAATGGCTCAACGTGATCTTGACATTGCAAACTTTGTATTGCCCTATCCAGAGGCGGGGTTATGATTAGAACTATCGGGGGTATTCGGTGCTAATAAACAATCGTATAGTATGGCGCGATAATACCGCAACACGCGACTTAAGTATGCAGCTTGGGGCAATAGGTACTGGCTACACACTCCCAATTGTTGCCACAGAAGACGCGATTTATCTTGGATCTGATCTTCCTTTTAATCATCGTTATTTTGAGATTGAGACTGCAAACGCAAGCGGCTCATTCGTATCAGTAGACTACTACTGCAACGGTTGGCAAGCCGCTGTAGACGTTCTCGATGGTACAGACGTGAACGGTGCTACGTTTAACCGAAGTGGCGTGATCCAGTGGACCCCAAACAAGTCCTACGGCTGGGAGATGCGAGATACAAACTCTCCCGGTATAACGATTACAGAGCTGCAAGCGCTTTCGATTTATGATCTGTACTGGATGCGTTTAAAGTTCTCAGGTAATTTCTCTGCAACCACTAAACTAAAATACATTGGGCATAAGTTTGCGACCGAAGACGATATTGCAGTTTTCTATCCTGACCTTGTAAAGTCTGAGGTGTTGGAACAATTTGAAGCCGGTAAAACAAAGTGGACTGAGCAGCTTGTAGCGGCAAGTGAAATAGTTGTGCGCGATCTCAAGTCTAGGGGTTTGATTAAATCGGGTAATCAGATCCTTGATTACGCCATTTTCACTGAAGCTACCGTACACGCATGTGCAGAGATTATTTTTAACTCCTTTGGCGCTAACTACAGGCAAGCCAAAACAGACGCACATGCTGAGTTTAAGCGTGCACTCTCGATTTCGGTGATGAACTTGGACAGTAATGCAGACGGTAGGCTTGATACAGCGGAGCGCGTGCAGTCTACGGGGTGGTTATGTCGTTAGTTTCAACCATACTCGATAGCTTTAAAGGTAGGGTAGCTGACTTACTTCCAAACCACATTGAGCTGCCTAATCCTTACCAAGTAGACTCAAATCCTGAGAATTTTCTTGATCTTGGGTGGGCTGTAGCTGTTGGATCGGGTGAGAACTCCGCACGCCAAACAGGATGCAGTGTGTCTATTCAGCGCACTATCCAAGTTACTATTACACGCAAGTTTATAGCTACCGATATTGAAAAGGTTAAAAAGTTTGACGCTGTAAAGGCGTTGTTAGAGGACGCTTGGCTTGTAATTGAAGACTTCGAGTACAATAACGAAGTCAATGGGGCGAGTCGAACGTCATATAATTCCGATTCTGGGATTGTCACAGTGTTTGACAACAGAAGCGATTTTATTAAAATTGACCTCACATTCTCTTGTGAGTATTTCGAAAACCTTTAAGGGGGGTTTAAATGGCTGAGTCGATTAGAAAAACAGTGATGGCACTGAAAAAAGAAACGGTTGAAGGGGGACTAGCCACGGTAACCCCAGCGTCAAACGAGTTTGTAGCGTTGCAGAGTGGTTTCTCTGTAACTCCAAACTTTGAGACTCTTGAGAACACAGAAATTGGATTGGGTGGAATTGGTAAGGCTGCACCGATTATCGGTACAGAAGCGCCAACGGTTAGTCTCTCTCACTACATGCGCCATAGTGGTGTTGTTGGAACAGCCCCCCAGTTTGCGCCTCTCATTGAGTCTGCAATCGGTGTAGAAGTTGACGCGCACGCGGTTGAACGGCTGACTGCAAGCGGTGGAACGGCTGGAAGCGCAAGTGCTGCTGCCACCGTAAAACTTGCAAGCGGTGGAAGCGACTTTGAACGAGGTAAAGCAATCCTGCTTAAGAATGCGGCTGGCTATCAGATTCGCCCGGTGCATTCGGTTGCAACCAATGACTTGACACTTGGTTTTAACCTGCCAGCGGCTCCAGAAACAGGAGTTGGCACAGGACGCGCTATCCTTTATAAGCCGGCCGACGCACCTACAACGGTGTCGGCAACGGTTTACGATGCAAACGGGGCTGCCACTGAAGCGGTTGCCGGTCTTCGTGTTACCTCGATGGCTTTGGAAGCAAACGCACGCGAGATTCTGAACACGTCGTTTGATCTTGAAGGTATCAAGTATTACTTCGACTTTATCGACGTGGGTTCACCTAACGTTGACCTCGACTTTAACGACGGTGGAGCAAAGACGTGTGCAATCGCTGCTAAAGTATACACCGATCCGCACGAGCTTGCACAAGCTGTTGAAGACGCGATGAATAGCGTTTCTAGCGGTATCACGGTTGTCTATAATGACACAGGTGCAAACGCTGGTAAGTTCACAGTCACTAAATCTAGTGGCACGTTGTCACTCCTTCCACAGACTGGGCCTAATGCAGCAACTCCTGCATGGCGCTTCATCGGAATCACAACGGATCAGACGGGTGCATTGACCTACACGGGTGCTGAAAGCTCGTGGCAGTCTTTCAACGCGCCTTCGTTTGACGCTGGTGAGCCTCTTATCGTGAAAGACATGGAAGTAATGATGGGTGACTTTGATGATTACGGTTGCGCAGGTGCGCAGAGCTTCACACTTACAGTGGGCAACACTATTAACAAGGTTGGCAATATCTGCTCATCAAGTGGAATTGCTGCCTCTATCGTTGATAGCCGAGAAGTCACGGTTGAAACGGTGTTGACGCTTGTGAAGCATGACGCGGATAAGTGGCGTAGATTCCGAGAAGGTGCGACAACACGCTTTGCATTCATGTTTGGCGTGAAGTCAGGCGGTAACTGGGTTGAAGGAAAATCAGGCTGCTGTTATCTTCCGCAAGCCAAAATCAGCGCATTCTCTATTGGCGAAGTTGACGGTATCTTGACCGTTAACCTCACGCTGACAGCCTTCGTAACAAACGACGGACTTGGTGAAGTATATCTGAACTTTGTCTAAGACTGACAAACCATAGGGCCGGGGGATTAACTGAAAAAAGCAAAGCAACCCCCGGCTCATCTTTTAGGAGTAAAGAGAAATGAAAGAAGTAGAATTTAAACCAGAGGCATTTGGTACAGACTTTGAGGGTTCTATCACTATTCGTGTTCCAAAAACGCGCGAGCGTATGCAGTACATCAAAGAATGTAATTTCAAACTAAACCAAGCTGGCGAAATGGACACAGCCGACAATGACGGCATGTTTGAAAAGATTGCCAAGATGATTGAGATTGCAGAGCGCCACGTAGTAAAGGTTGACTTTAAGCACATAGCAACGGGCACAGAATACAAGAGCTTTGAAGATATCGAGACAGATAGCGGTTGTGACGCTATCGTGTCTGAAGTGGCTCAAAAAGTTTTGAGAGGCTTTGGCGTCTCAAAAAACTAGAACGCCTCTTGCGCGAGCTGGTAACCAGTAGCGTGAGGGGCTTAACTCGTAGACCTAGTGCAGCAAGCATGTTGGTCAGCGAGTGGGTAATGAGAAAAGACTTACAAGCGCTAGGATTTCGCTTTGACGGTGATGAACTTGATTGCGTGACTGCTGAGGCATTCGGTATAATCTCAGAAGAGTTTCATAAAGAAGAGGTTAGGCAGTCTAAACGACGGGGGAAGTGAAGCTTGGCAAAAGAAGACGTTACAATAAAAATAGGCGCAGACGCAGCTCTTGCCAAGCGAGCCATTGACAAGTTTGCCGGTGAAGCTACCTCGATTGCAAAGAGTATCGCAGGCGTTTTTGCAGGTGCACTTGCTGGCTTCTCAATTAAAGAAGCAATTGATGAGGCTGTAGAGTTTCAAAAAGAAATTCTAAAGCTCAAAGGCGCTTTAAAGCTTACCAATTCAGAGTCAGATGAGACTGTAAACAACTTCGTAGCTCTTGCTGAAGAAATGTCACTACTCACCGGGATTAACGATAAGGCATATCTTTCACAGATTACCTACTTAAAATCTTTAGGCGCTACAAACGCAGAAATTGAAAAACTCATTCCTGTAGCTGTCGATCTTTCGTCTGTCTTCTCACAAGACGTTGGTTCGTCAGTCAACCAGCTAGTGCAGACCTTTAGCGGAACAGTACCGCGTGCATTGGGTAAAGCGGTTCCAGCGCTCAAGAACTTAACCGAGACAGAGCTTAGAGCCGGTAAAGCTGTAGACATTTTGCGCGAGAAGTTTCAAGGGTTCTCGCAAAGCATTCAAGGGTCGGTAGCAGTACAGCTTGCAAACCTTAAAAACAACACTTTGAAAGTTGTAGAGGGTATCGGCACTGCGATTATAAACTCTGAAGTCTTTAGAAAAGTGCTTTTAAACGTCAATACTGCGCTTATTTCACTGTCTGAAGCCATCAAAAAGATGGATTTAGAGGACTTTTTAATCATTTTGACCCGCATCTCTGGGGCTTTAGCTTCGGTTTATATAGGTCTAAATATAACTAGGGTCATAGCTGGATTGTCAGCTTCTTTTAAAGGGCTTAGTGCATCCATCACGCTTGCAAACGTGTCACTTAAGGCGTTTAAGATTGTTGCTACCTTTGGACTTTCAATTTTAATCGACTACTTAATACAGATTGCCGTAGGATTGAGGTCGATTACAGATGATTGGGACAGTTTCACGCAAACTTTAAAGTCGGGTCTTGGTTACTTACTGCGCCCGATAATGGATTTCTTGCTTAAAGTTCTAGACCTATTTGAACGCATACCGGGGGTGGGCAAGTTTGACGATCTTCGGGATGCGATGAAAGAGATCAAAAAGGATACTATTGAGTGGAATAAAGAGCTTAAAAAAGCGGGGGATAAGGCTTCTAAAGCTGGTAAAAAAGTCATAGGCGCGGAGGGTAATGCCACAGAAGGCTCGTCAGGACTAGTAACTAGAAAAGAGTCATTCCTTGACAGCGGTGAGAAGTTTGCAAAAGAAGTAGGTTCCGCCCTTAAAGGTGGTCAAGAAGGTGGACGTAATCTTCTAGTCAAAGCCACTTCAACAGGAATTGAAAAGGCTACAGGGTTACCAGCAGACGTAGTTGAGCCTTTTATAGATGTGCTTTCGCAAGGTAAAGAAAAAGCTCAAGAGCTAGTGCGGGGGCTACTTGACTCTATTCCACTTTTTGTGCGCAGTCTTTTGACAGCTATTGGGCCTGTCATCGCACAGCTTTTTGCAAGTTTGCCTGACTTGGTTCAAGGTCTTATCGACGGACTTTTAGAAGGTATAGATCAGCTAGTGGCATCATTGCCTGAGATAGTTCAAAAATTAGGCGAGTCCATGCCACAAGTAGCTGCAAAATTGGCAGCACAAGCGCCATTCATCGGAATGCACATTGCAATTTCTTTGGCAAAGCAAGCCCCATACATCGCTAAAGAGACGGTTATGGCAATGGTCAAAGAGACGCC